CCATGCTTGGTAGTCGGTGAATTGGGATTTGAACTTCTCCTCCCTTTCCAACCTCAGACGATACGCTTCGATGTATGAGAGTAGGTGTCGAGGTTCTCCCTCCCAGAATTCTTCGGAAGGCATCCCGATGGACAATGCCTCGGGATACAGCTTCCTTTCAAACAACTCTACGGCAGTACGGAACTCTGGTGGTTCTTCACCAGAGGAAGGTTCTACGCCTTCAGAAACTTCTTCCGACTGCCCCCAGTGGGGTTTATGGCGTCACCGAGCATCTGAGTGAGACCTTCCAAGAGGCTTTCCTCGTCGTACCCGTCCTCACCAGTGAGAATTTCGTGAATTTCACTCATCTTCTCTACTTTGAGGTCTTTATTGTGCTTCAACAGACCAGCATAGATGAGAGCCTCTGTGAACCGGTTAAGCTCCTCGAATGTTTTCCATTCTCCGACCTTTAAGAACGATACACCGAAAGCCTCTTCTGCCTTACAAATACTTGCACGAGTGTATTCAAACACATACGTTTTGTCCCCAACTTCAAGTCTCTTTTCCATTGTCTACTCCTCTAATCTCTGATACGATAAGGAATTGCTTACGCAATATCCTCCCACTGAATCTCGCTGGACGGTACGATGCTGATGATTCCAGTAATGGGAGCGTCAACATCAACCGACTCGTTGAATACGGGTGCCACTTCGCCATTGAAGTAAGCTCTCTTGGAAAGAGGGGCGGGAAATTCCACACACCATTCCTGTGCTTGGGTCTCTTGAGCAGTGATTGCACCGTCAATCGCAGTGATAACCGCTGGGGTGAAGTTACACGGGAAGTCAAGGTTACCACCAACGTCGGTCAAACCCTTGATATACACCTTTGAAGTATTCTCAAGGTCAGTCACGTCATGGGTAGACGGTGCGGAACCAAGAGACGGAATACCAGTTACATCGGGTACGTAGGTGTATGTCGGTGTGGTGACGCGAGGGGTAACTGCGTTTGCGTATCCAAGTTTAATACCCAAAGAAATCTGTGCCATAATTGCTCTCCTTAACGATACGTTATGTCGTTTTGAATGTCTAACAGGGTACTGTATCTCAGCGTGAGCCTTGAAACAGTCTTGTCCTCACCCTCTGGCATACGAGTACGCACTGTTCGGGTGAATCCGTACTGTGTTTGCAGTGCGGTGTCCACTACATTACCTATTCCATCAACGATGGTCTTGGCAAGCGTGGGTTCTTCAGATATCACCATGTCTTTAGCATAAATGTCTATCTGATATTCAAGTCGTGAATGGTATTCCTTCCCAAGGATTGCCATGTGTGTCCTATTGTCAATCTCGTGAATTACAATAGTTGGATACACTGGCTTCAGGTTGGAATATCCGTCCTGAATGCGTTTCACGGTAACGGGATAAGACTGTCCTTGCAACAGTGTGATAATCTCGTCAGTTAAACTCTTCATCCAGTACTTCTCCTACCATCTTCTGTACCATTTTACCAGTTTCTATGGATGCCGTCAATACAGGGTGCTGAGGTTCCATACCAACAGAGTGAGTAGGTATCTTCGTCAGTTTGTGCTTGTACCACCAACCTTTAGCTCCGTGGTTGTTCACATCGTAAAACCACCCCACTCTCGTGGGTATCTCGGAATCTGGATACTTTCCTCGCCCTGTCAATCCTGTACCAAACTCGAAGTATGCCGAATCTGGCCCAACCATATTAACTGATATTCCTCCCACCACCCGTGTCATCGACACCGAAGGAGGAAGGTTTCCGTCTATCTCATGATGTGGGATAGCCTCAAATAGCTTCCCCGCACCATATTCACCCAACCTGTGTTCAGCCTTGGCAACTATCGCATCCCATTTGGAATTGATTTTCTCCAAGTCTCGTTTCAGTGAGCGGATACCCTTTGTTCCAAGCTCCACTTCACGAGTCATATTACACCGCCAATCGAGTGAGTGTTATGGTGATGACATTCGGTGTCTTTGCGATTGCCTCCAACACATAGTCAGCGGTATCGGCACTTCCATCAAACTCAATTACCTCATCCTCGGGTACTGCATAAAAACCCCACGGTTCAATACCGTACGGGAAGTACTCAGTAACCTCAGTCTGATTATCAACGTAGAATCTATCACCAATGGAGAACAGATTGTCATACAAGGAAGCATCTACCGAAAATATGTATTTACCTTGCTGTGTGACTCCCATGAGAGAGCTGTTCCACAAGGAACTGACTGGCACAACATTTACGTCCAACCGTACGGGAGGGTCGTAATATGTTGCACCATTGTCATGAATACGCTGTTTGCAGTAGAGGATTTTTCGCTTGTTGCTTTCTTGCATCCTCATATTACATCCTCGGTTTCGGCATGATTCTGGAAATCAAGGAAGCGGGGAACCAAGACGAGTCATATGAACGGCTCACACCATTCTCACTATGTCCGACTTCTCCCTCTGCTCCCAACTTACTATACAAGGCTACCGTCATCTCCACAGCAACGCTTTCGTACTGTGGTTCTACAATAGCCTCTACAGTAGGAGTGAATTGACGGATGTCATTGATTACGTCAAGTGCAGAAGTCAGTAACTCAGTGAGCATGGAATCCTCCACCTCACCAGTGAACCTCAATCTTACCTTGACTCGTGCGAGCAATTCATCCATCACTTACCCCTTATACCCACTTGGCGTACACGGTCTTTGCACCTGTCATCACCAACTTGCTGAGGTCAATCGCTTCAGTGAGGGCTACGTCACTGTACCACCCATCGAAGTCAGCATCGGCCTTAGTCGGGTTAGCAGGAACAGACGGTTTTGCACCATATCTAATTGTTTGAGACTGGATAGTCGTACCACCATTCGTGTTGAAGGTGAGAACAAACTCCGCTGTCTCCCATCGAATCTCTGTCTTAGGTACAATCGCTACCGTCCCTGTGATGGGAGCATCGACATCCACCGATTCATTATACACTTTGCTTGCTTCACCGATGAAGTATGCACGTTTACCAAGGGGATGAGGAAACTCCACACACCATTCCAATGGGTTGGCAAGCCCGAGAGCTGTGTCAATCGCATCAATAATGGCAGGGGTGAACAATGCGGGAAACTCCATGGAGCCTCCCACATCGGTCAATCCTTTGATATACACGTGCATATTGTCATCGAGTGTAGTCACATCATGTGTACTCGGTGCTGAACCAAGAGCAGGGATTCCTGTAAGGTCTGGCAGATAGGTACGGGTAGATGGACGGCTCTCACCGCTCATCTGTCCGTATCCCAGCCTCACACCTTTGGAAATCTGTGCCATAATCTACTCCTTAACCAGCAGGTGTCCACTTGGCATACAAGGTGTCGTCTGCTTCAAAGATATCTACCAAGAAGTCAACCTCATCAGTGAAATCTACGTCGTCGTAGAACCATCCAGCAAACACGTTATTTTCAAGTGTGGGGTCGGTTGGTTTAGTAGCCTTTCCACCTTTTACGATGACCTGTGCTTCAACGGCACTACCCCCGTTACTGTCGAATGTCACGGTGACCGCATCATTCCACTTGGCATACAAGGTGATGTTAGCCACGATAGGAGTCTCGAAATCGAATGGAGCCTCGAACGTATTATTATCGGTATACCATCCAGCAAACAGATGTCCAAGGAGAGCAGGGTCATTGGGCTTGGTGGCGGTTTCACCATAAGCGACAGTCTCGGGTAATACAGCACTCCCAGAGTTGCTATCATAGGTTACCGTGTAGGTATTGATAGTCCACTTTGCATAACAGTACGTGTCTACTGCAAACGTCTTGGTAGCCAAGTTAAATGCACTTCCAGTGCCTTCTGCGTCTTGATACCACCCAGCGAAGGTGTACCCAGTACGAGTAGGATTGGAAGGAGCAGTTACCTTGCCGCCCTTATCAATCACTTGAGCATCGGTCTCACTGCCACCGTTACCTTTGAAGAATACCTTGACCTTTCCGTCTGCCACAGTCTGTGCAATCGCACTATTGTGACCTACGGGAGAACCAAGGGCGTCTCCTTCAATCCCAGTGATGATAGCACCACTGGGAATGAGGTCGGTTGTAGACTGGCTCGAAGTGATTGTTTTTACCAGAGTAGTGGACTTCGCGTGCAGAGCAATCACAGAGTATGTTCCACCCTCTTCGGTAGGAACAGCGGTCACCCTATAGGCAACCCCGTCCTTCATAAACAAATCACCAATCTTTGCCATGGGATACTCCTTATGCCGATACGTTGCTGATGAACGCCACCAGCGGGATATTCTTGGTGTCATACACCATAGACCAGTTGGCACTCATACCAAGTTCTGTATCGGTCGGGGACTCTCTTACTACGTTGTCCACTGCGAAAGAGAAACCGTACGGGTGAAGCAGTCTGCCCCACTTGGAGTACAGCTTCTGAACACCGCCAGCGGTCTCGGGGTCGTAATCGACATAGTTCGGGGTATCAATCCGAACAGGAGCGGTCATAATCAGACCAGTGCCGCACAAGTAGGTGTGGTATTCGTTCAGACCACTGGTGGCATTAGCAACAACGGTCATAGTGTCGTCGATGACAACGGGCTTACCGAGGAAGGAACGAGAGAACGGGTCGGTGACAATCGCACCAGCTTTGATGTTCACATCGTTAGCGGCTCCCTGTCGAACGAGGTCAGCATACACAGCACTGTGCATGAACCAAACCTTGAGTTCATCAAAATGGTCGCCCAAGGAACCTTGGATTGCCTTGATAGCATTGTCCATGCCCAGTTTATGAGTGGACTCGACGGTACCAGAGTCTGTACGAGCAATGCTGTTGACGTGAGTGGAGAAAGCGGCAACGCCTTCCAGACCACCGAGAATCTTGAGCAAGGTTTTCTGGTTCTGCTTTGCTTGATAGTCACCAATCTTACGGGCAACGTTCGACAGGTCATTGGCTCCAGTGAGCTCGTGGGTGAAGTCCTTCTCCTTCCACGCCTTCATGCGACGGAACGCCATGGCGGTCATCTTCTTGCCTTCAAGCTCCACAGGAACGTTGTTGATCAGACCATCATAGTTCAGAGCGTCACCGTCGAACGGGACATAGAAAGGAATGGTCACGACGTTGTTCTCGCCAGAGAGAGCAGATGCTACACCAGCGGGAGCAGGGGTTACGACACCCGAGGAAATCAACAGTGAGTTGATGGGGTCACGTTCCGAAATGTATCCAGTGAACACTTCGGGGTCAAAGTAAAAATTACCAAAGGTACCAGTTCTAGCCATGGTGGGT